TCAATAGACAGGATAAATCCAGAATTACATTACTTACCAGATAATATACAGCTTGTGTGTTTACGAATTAACACAATGAAACATAATTTACCCGAAGACCAGTTTTTCTGGTGGATTAAGAATATAGTGACGACTAAGGAAAATTTTTGATAAGATGCGAATATGTCAGATAGTGAAAGAGCTGAGCTTCAGTCACATTACCCCTATATGGGGGTTAAACTAAATGAATTAAGCGTACAAGAAGAGCGTTTAATTTTAATGTACCTTCGCGGTATGACGAAAGCTGCCGCGGGAAGAGCTGCGGGTTATCAAGATATGGACACTGTCTACGACATTTTTAAAAAACCTAAGATAATACAAGCAGTAAATTATCTAAGAGAAGAATCTAGGAAAGAATTTAACTTCGACAGAAATACAGCAACAAGTATGTATTTAGAAGCGCACCGAAAATCAGCAAATGCTACAGAGGAGAAGAACGTAGTAGATGCCTTGTGTAAATTACATGGGTTATTCCAGCCTGAGAATGCTACACAAATTAATATTATTAATGGTGAGAAAGTAGAGCGTATGGAACACCTATCTGATGAAGAACTTTTGAAGTTGGCTGGTGATGATGTTAAATATCTTGAGCCTGGTAAATGAGCACAATACCTAAAGTCGAGTGTCCTCGTTGTAAAAAACTACAACCTCAAACATTGTTCTCTCAGGAACATGGTCTATGTGTATATTGCCGAGCCGATGACGCTGAGCGAATTGCCCCGAACCCTGATCCAACTCCACAAGAAGAACTTCAAGAGGAAGAAGCCTCATCATTAAAGGCACAGAAAGAATTAGCCAGAAGAGTACTTTCACGAAAAAGACTCCTGCCGTTTGTAGAGAGATTTAATCCTGACTATTCTGCTGGCTGGGTGCACAAAGACATTTGCAAACGCCTCGAAAAGTTTAGTCAAGATGTAGTAGATCGGAAGTCTCCTAGGTTAATGTTGTTTATGCCACCACGACATGGAAAATCAACATTAGCTAGTATTGCTTATCCAGCGTGGCACTTAGGCAGAAATCCAAAACATGAATTTATAAGTTGCTCGTACTCTGGATCGTTAGCGATGTCTTTCAGTAGAAAGGTCCGTCATTTACTGCGGGAGCCATTATATAAGAACGTGTTTACGGATGCAAAATTAGACCCATCTTCACAGTCTGTTGAAGCATGGTTGACTACCAAAGGTGGTGGTTATGTAGCAGCTGGTGTTGGTGGTGGTATTACAGGTAAAGGTGCACACGTACTTGTGATCGATGACCCTGTAAAAAACAGAGAAGATGCAGAGTCGGATTACAACCGAGACAATGTCTGGGATTGGTACACCTCAACAGCGTATACACGTCTTGCTCCAGGCGGAGGTATACTTGTAATTTTAACAAGATGGCATGATGACGATTTAGCTGGACGTTTACTTCGTGGAGCTGCAGACGGTGGTGATGAATGGGAAGTGGTTAAATATCCAGCAATAGCAGAAACGGATGAAGAGTACAGAAAGATGGGCGATGCTCTCCATGAAGATAGATATAATTTAGAGTCATTAGAAAAAATCCAGCGAGCCGTTGGCCCTCGAGATTGGTCAGCGCTATATCAACAGAACCCAGTGTCCGATGAAGGTGATTACTTTACAAGAGACATGATCAGGTATTACGACCCAGCAGATATAGATTTTAGTAGGATGAAATTTTACTGTGCATGGGACTTAGCTATAGGACAAAGAGACAGAAATGACTATTCAGTTGGATTAGTTGTAGGTGTAGATGAGTACGATAATTTGTATGTGGTTGATTGTGTACGAGGTAAGTTTGATGGTTTTGAAATTGTTGAACGAATTTTAGACTTGTATGAACAGTGGAGACCAAGCATAATTGGTATTGAGAAAGGTCATATAGAGATGGCACTCGGTCCGTTCTTGGAAAAAAGGGTAAGAGAGCGTAAACTATATGAAGCTTATTTTAAAGATTTAAAACCGGGAAGGCGTGATAAAGAAGCGAGGGCTAGAGCTATACAAGGTAGGATGCAACAAGGAATGGTGCGAATACCTAAAGATGAAGTCTGGACTGGCCCGTTAGTCGCAGAACTTTTACGTTTCCCAAATGGTGTACATGATGACCAAGTTGATGCTTTGGCATGGGTGGGATTGATGATGGCTGAGTTCGCGACTTATATGGAACCAGTCGAACACATCCCTTCTTGGAGAGATAGACTTCGACATCTTACGAAGAGTAGTAAAGATAAAACAGCAATGAGGGCCTAATGCCAGACGCAAGATATAAAAAGAAACAAAGAAACTTGAGTGGTGAGGAAGAAAACTATATCACTCGTAATCAATGGGACCGATACAAGAGAGCCAGAGATAATGGTCATTTAGAGTATATCGATATGGCGCAGAAATGTGACGCTTTTTATAGAGGCGAGCAGTGGGACCAAATGGATATTGCTGCTCTAGATGAAGAAGGTCGACCTGCACTTACAATAAATACAATTCTTCCTACTGTAAACACAGTTGTTGGTGAACAATCTACAAGAAGAATGGACATCAACTTCAAACCTAGAAGAAATGGTGATGAAGAAACAGCAGTTGTTCTAAATAAATTATTTAAACAGATCGGAGATAACAATAAATTAGATTGGGTAGAGAGTCAGGTGTTTACAGATGGTCTAATTCAAGACCGTGGCTACTTCGATGTACGTTTAGACTTCAGTGATCACGTAGAAGGTGAAATTAGAATTAAAGCTAAAGACCCATTAGACATTTTAATAGACCCTGATGCAAAAGATTGGGACCCAAAAAGCTGGGATGAGATTTTTGAGACCCGTTGGATGACTACAGATGAGATAGAAGAGATTTATGGTCAGAAAAAAGCGGATAGGCTAAGAATAATAGCTGAAAACGGTTCTAGTTTTGGTTTAGATTCTGTTGAATACGAAGAACAAAGGTATGGAGACGTAAATAATGGGCTCGAATACAGAGAAGATGCAATATCTGACCCAGAAGAGGTCGGTGCTGTTAGAGCTATAAGAGTTATAGAGCGACAACATAGAAAATTACACCTTTGTGAGTTCTATGTAGACGAAGAAACAGGGGATATGAGAGAAGTCCCTATGGAATGGTCAAAAACTAAGCGAAATAAGTTCGCAAAACAGTTTAATTTAGGAATTATAGAAAAATTAGTCAAAAAAGTTAGGTGGACTGTTACTGCAGACAAGGTAGTTTTGCATGATGATTGGTCTCCTTACTCTGATTTTACAATTGTGCCTTATTTTCCGTACTGGAGAAGAGGTAGACCATTTGGAATGGTAAGAAATCTGTTATCACCACAAGAACAACTAAACAAAATTAGTTCCCAGGAGCTACATATTGTAAATACAACTGCAAATAGTGGTTGGATGGTAGAGTCTGGGTCGTTAGTAGGTATGACAGCTGACGATTTAGAAGAACATGGAGCAGAAACAGGTCTAGTATTAGAGTATAACCGTGGTTCTCAACCCCCATCTAAGATACCACACAACACAATACCTACTGGGCTCGATCGTATAGCACAAAAAGCTGCACTAAATGTTAAAGAAATAAGTGGTATAAGTGATGCTATGTTAGGTTCAGACAGCCCTGAAGTGTCTGGAGTTGCTATAAGGGCAAAACAAGAACGTGGCGCTTTAATGATACAAGTACCCTTAGACAATTTAACTAAAACTAGACAGTATTTAGCTGAAAATGTATTAAATTTAGTCCAAAGGTTTTACACAGAAGAGCGCGTTATTCAGGTAACTAATGAAGAAGACCCAATGAAACCACGTGAACCTATGGTTATAAATGAAATGACACCAGAAGGCACTGTAATAAATGACCTTACAGTTGGGGAATACGATGTGATTGTAGGTACAGCACCCGCAAGAGATAATTTTGACGACATACAGTTTGCACAAGCGCTTGAACTTAAACAAATGGGTGTGCCGATTCCAGATGATGTAATTATTGAGTACTCTAACTTACAAAGAAAGAATGAATTAGCTAGAAGAATTAGAGTATTAACAGGTCAAGAGCCACCAACAGAAGAAGAGGCACAAATTATGCAGTTCCAAGCAGAAGCACAATTAAAGCAAGTTGAGTTACAATTAGCACAACTAGAAGCTGAAGTAGCAAATACGCAATCCGAAGCACAATTAAATATGGCTAAAGCCCAAGACCTTATGCAAATAGACCCACAAATACAGATTGCTAAATTACAAGCGCAATTACAAATGAAGAGAGAAGAACTCGAGTTACGTAGAGCTTTATCAGCTGACACAAATCAGATGAGAAAAGATCAATCGGACACTCAAGCAGCAGCTAAAATGGCTGCGACAGTATTGACTAATAAATAACTATAGGAGTTAGAAATGGCAGATAGCAAAACGCAAACTGATAATGCACAGTCAGAGGAACAGTATGATGTTACTTATGATGGTATACCTGGTGCAGATAAAATAAGTGAAGAAGAAGCTTCACCGTTTAAGGAGGATTTAAGCTTTGGCTTAGATGGAGATGGAAACCCAATAGAAGAGGAGACAGATGAAGACTCAGAAGAGACTGATGCAGTTGAAGAAACAACAGAAGAAGATTCAACGGAAGAAGAAGAAGTTGTTGCAGAAGAGGAAGGAGAGCCTGTTGGAGAAGAAACAGATGAGGAGCCGACAGAGGAAACTACTGATGGAGATGTTGCAGAACTTCAGGAAGCACCCGTTGCAGAAGAAGTAGAAGAAAAACAAAAATCTCCTATGGTCCCTAAATCTAGATTAGATGAGGTACTAGCAAAACAAAAAGCATTACAGAAACAACTTGACGAGCAAACAGCTAAACAAGCAGAAATACAAGCGCAAGCTCCTGAGTATGATTTTGATGCTAAAGAGTTAGAGTACCAACAATTAGTCGTAGATATGGAGCCTGAAAAAGCTGCAGCTCTTAGACAAGAGATAAGACAAGCTGAAAAAGAACAAATGATGTTTGAAGTTCAACAGCAGATGGGGCAAACAGTACAACAAAGCCAAGAAGCTGTTGAGTTGCAAGCTACTGCTAAAGTTATACAAGAGCAATACCCTGCGTTGGATGAGAATAGTGCAGACTACAATGAAGACATTGCTAATGAAGTAATTGGTCTACGAGATGCATTTATTGTTCAAGGGTATCAAGCATCTGATGCGTTAACAAAAGCTACTGGGTATGTCATGGGTGCTAATCAGCCTGCTGTACAAGAAGCCCCGCAAACTAAAAGTAATGTAGAGACAATACAAAAAAAGAAAACGGCTACTGTCAAAAAGAAAATAGAAGCTTCTCAATCGCAACCGCCTGAGTTAAAAGGGCAAGGTAATGCAGAAAGAGGAGAAGGGACAATAGACCTAAATGCGCTATCAGAAGATGAATTTAATGCTTTACCTGAAGAAACTTTACGTAGATTACGTGGTGACTTTGGATAAACACTGATATAGTATATAAGAATTCGTTAAGTCAGAACGATATCTGGCCCTGATCGTTACAGGTTAAACAACGTATTTCGTCTATCAAGACGTAAAACAGGTCGAGGTCGCACTCGTAAAATTGGCGAAGTCGTCTCCTCACGATACGAGGTATACGGGTTAATTTGTCACCCCAATAAGTTGGCAGGTAATAGTAACGTTTAATAATATAGGAGAAGCCCAATGGCTAATACTAACTTTGCGTCACTGACCTCCGAACAACTAACGGCTTGGTCACGTGACTTTTGGCGCGTTGCTCGTAATATGTCTTTCATTAACCAGTTTGCTGGTTCTGGATCGAACGCTATGGTCCAAAGAATAAGCGAACTTACTAAATCTGAAAAAGGAGCTAGAGCTGTACTAACACTTTTAGCTGACATGACAGGTGATGGTATAACTGGAGATAACACTCTAGAAGGTAATGAAGAATCATTACGTGCATTCGACATAACTGTTCAACTAGATCAACTCAGGTTTGCTAACAGACTTGCAGGAAGACTAGCTGATCAAAAATCTGTTGTTAACTTCCGTGAACATTCTAGAGATGCTCTTGCTTATGCGATTGCTGACAGAATAGACCAGCTTGCGTTTTTAACGCTTTCTGGAATTGCGTACACGCAGAAAAACAATGGTGCGCTAAGACCTGTTTACACAACTGGTCAAAACCTTGGCGATCTAGCTTTTGCTAGTGATGTCTCAGCTCCAACTACTAACAGACACAGAAGATTCGATGCTACAAATGGTATCGTAGCTGGTGATGTTACTGCAGTAGCAGCAGCTGATAAAATAACCTACAGCGCAATTGTGGACTTAAAAGCCTACGCTAAAGACAACTACATCCGTGGTGTCAGAGGTGCTGGTAACGATGAGATGTTCCATCTTTTCGTAACTCCACAAGTTATGGCTGATCTTAAACTAGATTCAGACTTCTTAGCTAACGTTAGGAATGCTGGAATCAGAGGACCACAATCAAGCTTGTTTGCTGGTTCTTCTAGTTTAATGGTTGACGGTGTAATGGTACATGAATTCAGACATGTATTTGATACTTCAGGAGCTACTTCTGGATCATCAAGTAATGCTGGTTCTGCTGGCTATAAATGGGGCGCTAACGCCGACGTTAATGGTTCAGCTTGCCTATTCTGTGGAGCCCAAGCTCTTGCTATGGCTGATATCGGTTTACCAGAAATGGTTGAAGATAACTTCGACTACGGTAACCAAAATGGTATCTCTATTGGTAAGATTTTCGGCCTTAGAAAACCAAAATATCAAAGCGACCACAACAGTGCTGTTGAGGACTTTGGTGTAATCAGACTAGATGTTGCTTACGCATAATCCAGTCTTAATTAAAGTGGGAGCCATCTTCGGGTGGCTCTCCTTTATTTTTTAATTTAGGAGTAATTATGAAAATTATAGCTGACGAGGATATGTATATATCATCAACATGGGGAGCGTCTATTAGATTATATAAAGGCGTAATAAAAGAAGTGGGAGACGATTTAGGTTTATTAGCATTACAAGAAGGTGCTAGAAGAGTTGAAGATGCACCACTTAGAAATCCTTCTCTTATTGCAAGGGAAGATGAAATTGTGGAGGATGCAGTTGAAGTAATAGACGGAGTTGAAGTAATAGAATTTGGAGAAGATTATGCCCGTGATAAAGAAGACGGATCGGATCAAGAAGAGGCTGAAATACCAGGAGTATCTGAAGAGGAAGAAACAGATAGAGGAGAAAAGTTAAAAGCTGCAATGGAGCAAATTTTAGATGAAGGTGCTCCTAAAGACTTTACTTCAGAAGGGTTGCCTAAACAGTCTGTAATAAAAGCAGTGTTTGGGGAACAAATTAGTTCAGATGAAAGGGATGAAGTCTGGGCAGAAATTATAGTAAATAGAGAAGAAGATTAATGGCATCAGTAACAACAGGCGCAAACATACTAGCTAGAGTAGAAAGTATATTACAGGACACTGCAAACGTAAGGTGGACTGAAGCTGAGTTGTTAAATTATGTTAATGATGGGCAGAGGGAGATAGCAAATCTTGCTCCTTCTGCTACTGCTATACATTCTAATGTTGCTTTAGTAGTTGGTACTAAACAAACATTACCTTCTGATGGGTTAAAACTAATTGATGTAGTTCGTAATATGTCTGATGCCTCTGGTGGTGCGACAGGTAAAAGGAGTATTAGGTTAGTATCAAAAGATATTATAGATACACAAAACCCAGATTGGCATGATCCTACAGTTACAGGGGACGCAGCCCACAGTACAACTGTAAAACATTTTATGTTTGATGAGAATGACCCTTTGAATTATTACGTTTATCCAGGTGCTTCATCAACAAGTACTTTTGTAGAATTAATTTATTCGCAGAGACCTACGGATTTAGCAAATACATCTTCTACTATTTCGGTTCCTGATAACTACTCAAATGCTCTTATAGATTACACTTTGTTTAGAGCATTTATAAAAGATGCAGAATATGCAGGTAATGCAACAAGAGCTGCAACACACTATCAATTGTTTACTGTCAGTGTAACTGGCAAAGCGCAGATTGATGCTTTAATAAAACCTGATATACAAATAATGAGCGCGACATAATGGCTAGTTTTGAATCATTTATGAAAGATGTATTACCCTACGTACCTGGGTGTCCAGATACAGTTGTAGAGAATGCACTAAGATCATCATCAATTGAACTTTGTGAAAAAGCTGCGGTCTATACTAAAGAGCTAGACCCTATCAGCACAGTAGCAGGAATTTACGAGTACGAGTTTGGTCAGCCAACTGGTACTAAAGTAGATAAAGTTATCTGGGGTATTTACGATGGTAAAGACTTAGAAGCAATTACCCCTAGAGCTTTAGAGAGTAGAAAGCCGAAATGGAGGGAATCTTCTAACTCTGGAACTCCAGAATATTTTTTACAGCAATCTCCTGATTTGTTTTGGCTTGTACCAATACCTGATACTAGTTTAACAAACGGGATAATTTTAAATGTATCTTTAAAACCATCTAGGTCATCTAATAATATTGCTACGGAAATAGCAGATGATTACAGAGACGGAATTATTTTTGGTGC